GTATGATAGGAACATCACAAAGTATGTACCATTTAAGAGGTGGCGGTTTCAGTGCAAATCCTATAGGTATTGCTACCGCAGGATTGGAAGTCGCTAGAGGTACAGGTGAAGCAGTCATACAAATGCAAGGTTTACAAGCCAAACAAAAAGACATAGATAATACACCTGCACAGATGGTTAAAATGGGTGGAAATTCAGCCTTTGATTTTGGTAACGGTTATTCCGGTATTTATGTAATCAAGAAACAAATAACTACCGAGTACAGAAATATCCTCACAAACTTCTTCGGAATGTTTGGTTATAAAGTGAATAAAGTTAAAGTTCCTAACATGCACACTAGACAGAACTGGAACTATGTTCAAACTAGTAACTGCACGATACTAGGAAACTTCAATAATGAAGATTTACAAGAATTAAAATCTGTGTTCGATAATGGAATTACATTTTGGCATGATGATGATGTAGGAAATTATGCTCGGACAAATGAGGTGATATAGTAATGGTAAAGAGTAGAAGTGGGTATCGTAATCCTAACCAAATTCAGCGTCAAAGGGGTAATGATTGGTTTCAACATTATTATCAATATTTGACTTCATTAGCCTTTCAATTATTTGAATGGGAAGGGCTACCTGAAAGTGTAGACCCTAGATACTTAGAAATGAGTTTACATCGTTTTGGTTATGTTGGTTTCTATAAAGACCCTAAAATAGGTTTCATAGCTACACAAGGTTCTGTGTCAGGTACTCTAGACCATTACTTGTTACCAAATAGGTTTCATGCTAATAGTCCTGCATATCAGAACACTTTCAATCTCTATAACTATAGAGATATGAAACCAACTGGTAAGGAGTTAAAGAAAACAGGTGTTGTTATATGGAACAATGACTATCATTATAGCACCATTCCTTCATTAGAAATGTTTGCTAGTGATTTAGCTGAATTGAAGGAGATTATTTCAGTTAATCAGAACGCACAAAAAACACCTGTTTTGATTACTGCAAATGACATGAATAAGTTCAGCATACAACAAATATATGACCAATACGCAGGAAATAGTCCTGTTATACTTGCTCATGAAAGTGTTGATACTAGCACCATTCAAGTGTTCAAAACCGATGCACCATATGTTGTCGACAAATTGAACACACAAAAGAATGCAGTATGGAATGAAGTTATGACTTATCTAGGAATCAAAAATGCGAATCAAGAAAAGAAAGAAAGAATGATTACTGCTGAAGCTGATTCCAATGACGAGCAAATTGATTCTTCAGGTAACATTTATTTAAAATCTCGTGAAGAGGCATGTGAGAAAATAAATGACTTATATCCTGAATTAAATTTGAGTGTTAAAATAAGAGCAGAAATTAAGCAGGAAATGGAGAAAAATATTGTATCAAATAGCGAACCAAAACCGCAACTAGGTGGTGGAGTAAATGGCTAGTTATACAATGCAACTAAGTGAGTACATTGAAATGTGGTCACAAGAATCTGATATATCTGTTAGAGAACGTATTGAAACAGGTAGACCAAAATTGTTTGACTTTCAATATCCGTTCTTTGATGCAGATTATAAGTCAGTTTTTGAGACAAATTTCATTCGTAAATTTTACACAAGGGAAATTGGTTTTGAGACTGAAGGATTGTTCAAATTTCAGCTTGAATCATGGCTATTAATTAACATGCCATACTTCAATAAATTGTTTGAAAGTGAGTTGCTAAAATTTGACCCGTTAATGAACTCATCAATGGAGACAACTTCAACTAGAAATGTGGACAAGGATGAGCAAGTTGATTTGACAACAAATACTGACGCAACTAGCACAAACAAACAGAATATTAACGGAACACAAACTGACAACACTTTTAATCGTCAATTAGAAAACAATACACCTGACACGAGATTAGCTATTACTACTGCTGATGGTAGGGGTGTTATTGAATACGCAAGTAGCATCAAAGAAGGTACATTGAATAATGAAACTAACACTGAAAGTAATATGGATGGTTCTAGTACAGATTCTAGAGATATTAGTGGGAATACAACAACTGATATTACTGAACTAGAAACTTACGTACAAAACAGAGTTGGTAAGACAGGTTCAATGTCATATTCAAAAATGCTACAAGAATATCGTGAATCATTCTTGCGTATTGAAAACAAAATTTTTGAAGAAATGCAACAACTATTTATGTTAGTTTATTAAGGAGGATTTTGATGACAAATATATCACAAAATTATGCACCATTTTTAGCTAAGCTTGGAGACCAAGAAATTCAGGAATTTAATGTGGTTGCTAGTGGAACAGTAACAACTAATGGTGCTACAACTCCAATGTGTGGCGATATTAACCAACCCACTAAGACTTATAAAAACTATGTTTTATTGTTCAATAATAAGTCAGGACAAACTGTTAATAATGTGTCTGTATTAGCAAGGACAATAACTGTCAATGTTCCAATGCCTAACACATCAGCAGGAACAAACATACCTGTATCACAAGTTACACCGCCTACAGGGGCAGTTGCAACAGGGTTATTGGGTGCTATAACGTTAACAGAATCAAACGCCAATTTATTTATCATTGGCAAAGCAAGATTCCAATGGAATTTAGCAGCCGCATCTGTCACTGGAACAATTGACTATGCGCTAATCGGTTATTAAACAAAATAAAGAGGTGATTTAAGTGACAAAACCTGTAATAAGTTCAGTGCAACAACTTGTGCCCCTTTTTATTGAAGGATATGACCACTATTTACCTACTGCTTTTAATGAAAGTATGAGTCTATTACAAAAGGTAAATAAGGTTATAAAAGGGTTAGAAGATGTGTACACAATTACTAACAGTGTTGTGGAACAATGGAACGCAGTTATGGAGTGGGTATTAGGTGAAGGACTTAATGACACAATAACAACTCGTTTAGATGCAATGGTAGCAGACGGAACATTTGAATCAATTATTGACCAAGCAGTGTTAGGAAAACCTGACATTATTGTTAGTGCAACTGCACCCGCACAGTTTAATCAAAATACGTTCTGGTATCAAACAGTTTAAAGGAGGTGGAATTAGACAATGGCAGAACTTAATATTCAAATGCAAAAACACAACGGTTCTACATGGGATAAATTAAATCCGTTAACAAAGTCTAAAAACGTAATCACTGATTCAGGGGATACACTAGACAAAGTTGTTATGGAATCAAGTTACATTGATGGTATCAAAACTGAAACACTTTATGATACTACTACTAAGACACAATATTACTTAGTAACAATTCCATATCGTGATGCTAATGGGAACATTAATCTACCAAAAAGAGGGTTCGCTAATGACCAACCTAATGTTGGCACAATGGAACTTGGTAGACAGTTTGCTACACGTAAAAATGCAAGTGTCGTAATCAATGCTTCAATCTTTGATGTTACGAATAACACTTTACAAGGTATGCAAATTCAAGATGGTGTTACAATAAACACTCTTCCAACTAGAGTTGATAGACACATTTTAGGTATCACCGATGATGGAACTTTAAAGACGTACATTTCCACTACTTCTTCTGCAACAATAATTGCTGATGGATGTAGGACAGCTTTAACATCGTTTTTACCGCTAATAACAAACGGAGTAAAGGTTGCACAATCTATATTCGATAGTTATGAAGCATCAACGTGGGCATATCGTAGACAAGTTCTTGCACAAATGCCAAACAAAGATTATGTCATTTTATCGTGTGAGAGTGATACCTTAGGAAATGTTGGGTTAAACCTTGATGATTGTGTTCGGATATTGTTAGCAAAAGGTGTTCAGTTTGCATTCATGTTAGACGGTGGTGGTTCTGAACAAACTATTGTTCGTGGTACTAACATAGTTTCATTGAAAGACGATGGAGGAAAAACTGAACGTGGTGTACCTGATTTTATCTACTGGACTAAACCTAAATTAACTGAAAAGGATAAAGCCATTGCACTTGTTGGTAATGATGTCGGTGAAGTTGCCCACAAAGTGAAGAAAATGGAGGTTGATATTTACAACAAAACAGCCATAAATGGCGGATACCTTCAATTAAAAGGTGACAGTGCATATACATCGCATGGTATTGAAGTTTGGAAAGGTGATGTTAAAAAGTACAAACTATCAATAAATGAGACTGCATTCGGTTTCTTTGATTACACTTCAGGACAATACCTATTTCAAGTAGGCTTAACATCAGGTGATATTATTACAAGTGCAGGTGCAATTAGTAACGTCAATCAATATGCCATTGTTGCAACCGATATGAACTTCATTAGTAAGTCAGGATGGGTGTGGGCTACTACTGCAACATTAAATAGTCCTAACTCCGCATATTCATGGGCAGTTCAAACTATCGCATTGAACACAACTGCATGTATGCAAATTGCACATCGTTACAGTACACCATTTGAGACGTGGAAACGTCGCTTAAGTGGTAGTACGTGGAGCGCATGGGAAAAGAGTATCTAATTTATGGGTTGGGTTACAACGGAAGATACGTGGCTTACTGAAGCACAAAGTCTTAACAATGCTCAACTGGTAGCGAATCATTTTGTCGCTACTGGTTGGCATCCTAATTCGGTATCAGCTTTGTGTGGGAATATGAGGCATGAAAGTTCTATTAATCCAAACATTTGGGAGTTCGGTTACGGACACTCATATGATAGAGGATATGGTCTTGTACAATGGACACCTGCTAGTAAGTATATTGATTGGGCAATTGGTAGGGGTTTAGAATGGCAACTTGGCGACAGTCAATTAGCACGAATTGATTATGAAGCTGATGAGAATATTCAGTGGATTCCTAAAGACAGTTATGGTAACATGACATTCGCACAATTTAGGTCTAATAGTGGTAGTTGGTCTGTGGACTATTTAACGGAAGCATTTGAGTGGTCATACGAGAGACCTGCTCAAGGTCCGGGATGGGAGAGTTTACCTGACCGACAAGCATTTGCAAGAAAGTGTCTCATAGAATTAGACTGGAGTGGTTCAGGTTATATACCACCTGACCCAACAGACCCACCACCAACAGGAAACACAGACAAGAATAAAGCACTAATTAACATGTTTTTAGCAAACACTTTAAGAGGATGGGGATGAAACAATGAAGATTGATAGAATGGGGGTCTATGTCCTTATGTCACACTTAGTCATTACATTGGCAGTTATTGGAGCATATCTTTACACTCTTTATAAGGGCACACCTGATGAAGCATTAAAGACTGCTTTAACTATCATTATTGGTTATTGGTTTGGAGCTATGGGTAATAACGCCTTGCGTTCCAAAAAGGCAAACAAAAATGAAGGGGATGGTGAAACGTGAAAATTTCACAGAATGGTGTCAATTTAATTAAATCGTTTGAAGGTTTAGTTTTGAGAGCGTACAAGCCACTAGAAACGGAACAGTATTGGACGATTGGTTACGGACACTATGGTGAGGATGTTAATGAAGGCGAAAAAATCACAAAAATTGGTGCAGAAAAACTGCTGAAAAAAGACTTAGAAAGATATGAAGAATATGTGAGTGATTATGTAACAGTAAAACTGAATCAAAATCAGTTCGATGCTTTGGTCTCATTTTGTTACAATTTAGGTGGTGGAGCATTAAAAAATTCCACGCTTTTGAAAAAGTTAAATAAAGGGGATTATATCGGAGCATCAAATGAGTTCGGTAAATGGGTAAATGCAGGTGGTAAAAGACTTAATGGATTAGTACGTAGGAGAGAGCAAGAAAAAGAGTTGTTCTTGAAACCTGTTCCAACGTCATTTACTTATGTTGTTAAATCAGGCGATACTCTAACAGGAATTGCTAAAAAGTATAATACAACTGTTGAAGAGTTAAAGAGACTAAATAAGAGTATAAAAGATGAGGATTTAATATATCCTAAACAAAAACTAAAAGTAGAATAAAAGGAGTGGTCAGGAAATGGAAAAAGAACTGTTTTATAATCCTAACAAAATGTTGTCTTATAATCGTATACTAAACTGTATCATAGGAGCGCGTGGTATTGGTAAGTCATACGGTATCAAGTGTTACTTAGTCAAAAGATTCATCAAACATGGTAAGCAGTTTATATGGTTAAGACGGTATAAGGATGAGTTAAAAAGTTTGCCCCGTTGGTTCAATGATATTAGGGGTGAGTTTCCTGACCACGAATTGAAGATGAAAGGGAAGCAGTTTTTCATAGACGGAAAATTAGCAGGTTGGGCTATGCCATTGAGCGCATGGCAAAGTGTTAAATCTGACGCTTTTCCTGACGTTGAAACTATTGCTTATGATGAGTTCATTAGAGAGAAGGATAATAGTGGTTATATTCCGAATGAACCACAGGCATTAATGAACCTTGCGGATACTGTATTCAGATTAAGAGATGATGGACGCATCATTTGTATGAGTAATGCTGTCACAATAGTTAACCCGTTTTTCATTTACTTTAATATTGTTCCTGATGTGTCTAAAAGATTCAATTCTAATGAATCAATTTTAGTGGAGATTCCTGATTCAAAAGATTTTTCCACTGAAAGACGTAAAACTAGGTTTGGTAAATTGATAGATGGTACGGAGTATGGAGAGATGAGTTTAGACAACATATTTATCAATGATTCTAAGGTCTTTATAGAGAAGAGAAGTAAGTCTAGTAAATTTGTGTTCGCAGTGATTTATAAGGGTATGACATTGGGTGTTTGGTTAGACACGCAGAAAGGGTTGTTATACATGGACACAGATTATGACCCATCCACAAAGCACATTTATGCACTCACAACGGATGATTTACAAGAGAACGTTATGTTACTGAATAATTGGAAGAATAATTATCATTTATATAAATTGGTTACTGCATTCAAAAAGGGTTTCTTACGGTTCGATAATCAGGTGATGAGGAATGTTGGGTATGAAATGTTTAAGAAGATGAATATTCAATAAAACAGAAAAGCCTACATATATTGTAGGCATTTTCCCATTAATCTTGTGTATTCTTTTGTATCTATTATGTTGTTCGCTAACATCCAATCTAGTGTATCAATAATCTCTGCACCTTGTGTCTTTGTAGATGATTTAGTTACTGGTGCAGATTTTTTCTTAAGTTCCTGTTCATGTTGTTTCTGTTCTGCTAGTTTTATTTCCTTATCCTTAGCGATTGAAAAAACACCAAGGATAAAGAATAACGTTATTCCTAAGATAAATTGTAGTTCAGTTGTCATTTATTTCACCACACATTTCACAGTTACAATCAGGGTTAAAAACTTCATGTGATAAACAACTTTTAGCGACTACTATTTGAAACATTGATTGTGTGTGCATATAGGCATCCAATTTTCCTGTGTAGTAATTAACCATATCGGGATTTTTCTCGTTATTTAATTCTTGTTGGTAGTATTTCACTAAACGATTCATTTCCTTGTACACAACTTTAAAGTCTTTACGGTTCATTAAATATCATCCTTTTCTGTTTGATTTATTTAATTACTTTTATTACTACTTCATAGTCAATATCTGCATACAAACTGTAAGCAATATGGTGTGCATGAAGTTGAGCAGATGAGTAACTCTTAGATGGTATTTCAAAAGCGTTAAGTATGACTCCGTTTTGAAGCACTTTTACTAGGTAGTTATTAGGATTGAATTTAGACATTGATTGATTCCTCAAATACTTTCATAAAGTTGTTTAAAGATTCGTTTAAATCGTACACAGATTTTAATACATATGTGTCATCTTTAGAACGTCTATAACCAATCACTTTTGGACACCAAATTGTGCCTGATGAAGCAGACCAAACTTGTACTTTGTATCTAGGGTTTCCATCCATGTCGTTTGGCATCCTAACTGCGGTTACAGTTACTTTAGCTAAATAGGTATCAGATTTTACTGTGTAGTGATTCATCATACTGTGTTGCATTAATATCATCCTTTTCTGTTTGGTTAGTATGCTTGTTTAGAGCATCCATAAAGGCTACACCATAGTGTAACCTCTAGCATGTTCTAACGAATACGCATAAAGTTGTCTAAGTCATATACCTTGTTTTGTATCTTAATGTAGGTATATTTTCCGTTCTGATATAATTTCACTTTAAAGAACTGTTTTTCATCACTCATATATTGATGATAACCAAACACATTTTCATCATC